CGCGCCATAGCCTCAGACGCATTTGACGCCGGAGGTAAATCAGACTGAGTGCGAGACACGCCGGAACGTAAAGAATTTTTTGGTGTAGTGGCCAAACCGCCGCCGCCCATTGCTAAAGCAGCAGTACCCATAACCTCCGGCACTAAATCTTCCTCTGGAATTAAACCCTGCTGGGCAGAATACGGCGCATCAATCGCCTTACCAATTGTGGAAAGCAACCCAATCAAGGCCGGCCCAATACCTTCATATTGCAATGTATCAAGACCGTAAGTTGGTTCCTTAGACAGTAAGCCGCCAAGAATAGGACGCCTGCCTTCACCCGCTAACTCAGAGGCATTTTCACGCGCCATATCATACAGAAAAGAAAACGGACTCGCCTGCTCTCTGTAGTAACGCATTTCATCTGGATCTATTGGGTATGAAACGGGCGCCATAAATTACTTACCAAACTTCCGCATCAAACAAGTTCCGGCCCGCTTGCAAGCTTCCGGCGTGGGGCAACCCTTCATTGGTTTCATCATTTAACTTCTCCTCATACTGCCGCACCCTAACATATTTTATTAGGCAATGCCACGTAGGTTTCTTTTAATAGACTGTTTCCAACTCGATATTGCACCGGAAAGAGCCGTCGTTGCATCCGACGCCATAGTCAAACACAAGGCATCAGCTAAGTCAGGAGATTTCAATCCACGCCTGCGCATCTCATCCTTACTCTCAGCCTTCATCTTACCAGAAGAAGTAAACGAATACCGTATGGCAGTCAATTCAGCCACAAGCTGATCACTGTCCGGCAACTTACAAGATCTATCCTCCAACCAACCCTTCGTCTTAAACCAAAGCTCAGACCTTAAATTCATATACGTGTCACCCATAGACGGAGACTCACTAACATTCACGCCCCTCACTGGCGCACCCAACTCACGCAGGCGATCGACAACCCCACCACCAAGACCAATACTATCAACTAAAATTTCCTTCGGCTGCGCGCTGGGCGGCAAACCATTATACTCAGCCATGACGCGGCCAACAGTTTGCATCAAATCCAACCCCTGCCACGAATTAATATCCGTCACCACATTCCCATACCGCTTGCACAACGCAGTTTGATCGGTGCCAAACCTCGCAACGTCCAAACCCCAGATAGGCTTCTCATCCGGCGTCACCTCAATATCACGCCGTATCGCACTCTCAACCAAATGAAACGGAATAATAGTATCATCATCGGCCAGCGGAAATTCACCCAAAACACGCACACGAAATGCGTTGGAATCCTCACCATACCGCGCGCGCATCTCATCAACAAAATCATCAGATACGAGGGGGCTTTCCACGCAAGACCAACGCCGCGTCCACCAACTATTCGCCATGCGCGTCTGGCTCTCGTAAAACGTACCACTAGAACGCGTCGGGTTAGACAGTAGGATCGTCGTGGCGGAGTGACCCGACATAGAACCCGCAGCAGCCTCAAAGACCTTCTCAGGCACACCGGAAGCCTCGTCAACAACTAACAAAACATTCTCAGAATGCACACCAGCCAAAGCCTCTGGCGTTTCCGCCCTACTCGTCCTAGCCGAAATAAACGCCTCGCTGGGGGCCGAAGACAACTCAATGCGATCAGACTTAACAACCAACATAGAACCCAACTGCTCCGGCAACTCATTAATCCAACGCTTTAACTCCGCAAAAAGTGCGTCAAACAACTGCCCACTCGTCGGCGCCGTAACCACAACCTTATTGGGAAAACGCAACATCAAAAACCAAAGCATAGCCCAACTTGCAGACGTAGACTTACCCGTACCGTGGCCGGAACGCACACTAATCTTACGCTCGTTATTCGCAATGGCATTCAAAAACTCCGCCTGATACGGCAGAGGATCTGCACCCAAAACCTCCTTAACAAATAAAACAGGATCGTCACGGTAACGCGACACAAACTCAATAAAAGGATTATCTTCCGTCATTATATCCATCCAATTTGAGGTGGTTTTGTCGAACCTGTTTCCCACACAAACCAAGCAAGACACATCATCCCACCCTTGTATGACTGGCCATCTTTTAACAACGATAGCCTTTTTGAAAACACCCACACTCTTGCTGGCGGATGATGTTTAAAAAACTTTTTCCTAGAAGCACTTTCTAAAAATGTAATCTTTAATAAAAACGCTGTTTTGTATCTGGCTATTGATTGAGCGTGTTCTGCCATGAGCAAGGACATCTTTGCATAAGGTGGGTTGGTAATTATATTATCCCTCTTGTCACGCTCAAATAAAAAATCTTTATTAGATGTGCCATAACCACGATCTACTAGGTCAGAACTTTCTACATTGTAACCACGCTCAATTAACCTCTTGCTAATGTGACCTTCACCGCAACACGGCTCAAAAATATTTCCCTTAAAGCTCTCAACAGATAACAAAGCGTCAGTGGCTTCTGGAGGGGTAGCATAATAGTCATCCTTCTGCCTATCCCCACGCATATTAAATCCAATTATTTTCATTCCAGTTTCAACACTCACTGGACAACTCCTCATACTCAACATCAATCGCATTGGCCTCGCGCTGCTTATCCTCCGCATCAATCGCGGCAATCTCAGAGTTAACCTTGCGCAGCGCATCTAAATGCATATCAGCTACAGAAATCGTCACATTAGTCTGCGGGCGATTGCCATACCTATCCTGATTGTAAGAACCCGCCATGAACTTACGCCACTGCACCTTCTCACGCGTGGCGGCAATCTCAGACGTTGTGCTACTGCCATCCAACGCGTCAACCATGCCCAAGCCCTCCTCAACCAACGCGTCGGCAGACTCACGCTTCGCCTTGGCCAGCGCAGAAGCATACTCAGGAATCTGATTAACAGACGTGCTAAAATACGCGCGACTGCACCCATACTCCTCCGCAAGCTTCGTCATCGTCTTGCCAGAAGCAACCTCCTCAAACAAAAAATCAGCGCCGCCCTTACTCTTAATCTCACCTAAAATCCTGCGCCGTAAAGCCCTGCCTGCCATTAAATTAACTCCAGTTTTTTTTAAAATTTTACATTAAGCCTGCGTAGTAAGGCAAGGGGGGTGGCGGGGGGTCAAGCGTGTGCGTCGGATTATACATAAACACACCCTAGCAAAATCTTTGGCGGGGGGGGGTAATTTGGCGTCATTATCGCATAATCAGTATTATGTTAAATTTATTATGCAATGGAAACAATGACATAGCTATTTCTGGGGTATCAATGTCGCATATGAAAGCCTTTGGCAAAGCTCTTGGGGTATTGACGTACCCCACAAAATGATCTACTCGCGCGCGCCTGCGCCTTGCTGTCGATGTGCCTCGCAGGTAATATATCTCACAACAATGGCTCAATGCATTGTCTCAGCATTAAGCTTGAATATGTCTTCACTCTCCATTTCAATCAATGCTTCCGCGAGGCTTTGCATTAATCTGTTTGGGTCAGCGTTATCAACTAATCTATCGCCAAGATAACTCGTCAGCATCTCAGTCTCATTGTCTTGCTCATCATCATCTTTGCATTGCAATTCCATAACAATCTTTAATCCGTATGCCATGACATCTCCAAAAGAAAAACCCGCGCCATTACAACGCGGGCTTAGTTGTCAGGGTAATCCGCTTGACTGTGGGAGACAGAAAGCAGACTTGCGATGAATAACCCCGCACGATCACTATAGCTCACCAGAGAGCTTCACATCAAGTCCCTGCGTCTGACATTTCCGCACCCAGCGCCATATACCCACAACTGTCCACGCTCGAATCCCTATGCCCGCCATTGCGCAGCCTCGCAATTTTGAGTAGCGCCATTAGGTGACACACGTCTGCGGCGGTAATATCACAACCCAAGTATCCGCTAAAAAGCGCCGCAGTAGTCCCGAAGTTTTCTTTAGGCTGGCCGTAATGTATTTGGCGCGGGCCATTTATAAGTTCCCCAGCCTCAAGCAAAACGCTAGACCTTACATTTTCCGGCAACACAATCTTCTTCTCAGTCGGTATAGTTTTGTCGTTCATTTCTTTTTCCTTTTGTTTGTCATTTCCGCTTTCCTAAATATTATCTTTCGTCTCTCATCCTCAGACCACTTGGGCAACGCAAGATTAAAACGACGACAATTAGCGAAACCCTCAAGCTCTCCAATATCGCGGCAAGAGTTAAGCTTCTCATCAAACGTCCTAGCCTCAATCGCCAGCTTCGTTCTCCCAGCAGGAAATATAAAAGCATCACCCCTCTCAACTTTACCCTCAACCCACTTCAACATCCTATCCCTCACCTCACTCATA